ATTCATTACAATATCAAGCCCTTTAACTTCTTTTAATTCCTTTGTAAAGTATTTTAGTTCATTTGTTTCTAAGTACTTCTGAAAGTTCCAAAGTGGCATTTCATCGCACTTTCTATAAATATTGACGGATGTATTTTTCCAATTCAGGAAGGATAATTTCATAATTTAGTTTTTGTTGGTTATCATAATTAAGTCCAAATATATTACGCCCATATTTACCTATTAAGTCTGGTGTTTTATTATCTGTAGAGTTAAAATTTAATACTAGGTTAGTTTCATCTACTGTTAAATAAAAACCATTATAAAACGCTCCTGAGTAGTTTAATGTAGTTCTATCGTAAGGTTGCCCTAGTAACTGCTTAATTTCAATCGTAAATACAGAATAAGGCTTTAAAGATAGTCCTAAGCTATCTTCTCCTTTTGCGTAAAGTTGTGATTTAGTGTTTAGCTCTATTATTTCGGCTTTGTTTCGGTTAATAATACCGCTAGTTTGCTGAGGTATATTATCCCGCACATTCTTAACAAAGTCCATATAATCTTTTACAGTTCTCATAATAACAAAAGTACAAAAAAAAGCGCACCTATTATGATGCGCTTTTAGTTATTGAATTGAAAATTACTATACTACGGTTACAGTAGCTAAATTACTTTCGTAAAGTACTCCTGATAGCTTGATAGCGTTACTCATTAGAGTAGTGTTCCAAGTTTTTAACTTTAATACTTTACCAACTATAAAGGCTGGCACGGTTAAAGTGTAAAGACCTGCTTCGGTTGTGCTTTCGGTCATAGTAGTAATTGTAGTAACCACCCCATCAACAGTATAAAGTAAGTCAGTTTTAAGCAATCCACTTAATGAAATTTGCTTATTATCCGCAACAGATACTGCTTTGAAAGTTAATGAAGTTCCGGCCGCAAAAGTTTTAAACGTAAAAGCAACATCATTAATACCGTCTAAATCTTCCTGAGCGTTATAATCTAAGTTTTCAGAAATTACCCAGCTAACTCTTTCGTCAAATTCTAAACGGTTAACCATTTGGAAAGTTACAGATTGAGAAGAAGCATCCGCCCCGTTACTCATAGTGTATTTACCATTTTCAAACATCCCAAGCGTGAAACCTTTAAAAGCTCCTGCCTTGTTTTGTGTAAAAATAGCGTCACCTTTAGAATCCCACATAATCAAGTCAAATTGACGGTGTGAACTCAAAGAAGTTAAAGCCTTGTGAAAGTTCAATCCGTTATCAAATACTGCTGTGTATTCGTATGGATTTTTACCTGCTACAATCTTTTCTCCTGAACCTGCACGAGTGATAATAGTATCTTCCGCAGTATTATCATTCATTTCAACAACTCCCTGTAATATAATCAGTTTGTTTTGTTGTTGTAGCTCTTGAATGTAAGCTAAATTAAGACCCTCAGCATTATCGAAAATAAGACCACGCTCGATAAGTCCTAGAGTTGTTACTCTTTTAATATCTGTTTTACAATGCTTCAATCCAGTTCCTAAAAAAGAAGCTGCTGAGCAATTTACAGAATTTACGATGTCAGTTAATAATGGCATAATTTTTTATTTATTAAAATTTAATTTGTTTTAAACAATTCTCTTTGAAATATACGTCTAATTCTAAGATTATTACATTCCAATTATCAATGGTTTTTGCATTCTTACCATTATCTTCTGAATAGTTTGTAATCCTTTGAATTTTGTATTTACTGTCCTTTATTTCGGTTATTGTGCTACGTTCTAACGCTTTTATCACATTCTCTAAAAGAGGGTTTAAAACCTCCTTAAATTCAGTTTCCCAAATGATGGGATTAGTATTAGTAACGTGAACCGATTGTTTAGCAATGATTAATTTTACCGATTTTTCAATAGTCTTTGAGTACATTCCGATATTATCAGGACTTTCAACTAACCAAATCAAAGGGTATTTATTGGTTTGCTTTAATTGTGAAAGGTACAAATTTAAAGTATCTTGACTTCCCCAGTTAAATTTAGGTTTAAACCCTTTTATAAGTGGTAATTGGTCAAAGATATTCTTTAAGTGTTCTTCTACTACTATCATAAACCAAATTGATTTTGAAGTGAATAAGTAATTAAAGTAGCATCTGAATAGTTAGTTTCATTATCCGTTAAGAATTGAATTAAACTTACATATCCAAAACTTTCTCCACTTCCAAACCAATCAATTACTTTTGTAGCTCCTTTATACCAAACAGTTGGAAAACGTGTATTACTTCCTTGATATTCAGATACAAAATCATTCCATACAGTTACTAATCTTTGATTAGAATTAACAGAATCAGCGTTTACAGATTTTATGCTTTTTTCTCCTGTTCCTGTAATTGTGGTAACGTTATCTTTTAACCAATGGTAAAAAACGAACTTCGCAAGTAATGAAGATTTATGTAAACCTTCGGTAAAAATTAAACCATTCCATTTATAGGTTTTTCCGTCTTTTGTGTACTCGCAACCATTAACCAAATCAAGCCACTTTTGAGGCGCTCCTACGTTAAGAACTCCGCTAGTGATGTTAGTATCTAATTCTTTAAACAAATCATATCCTAAAGCATCTTTTAGCAGTTTTCGAGCGAACTCGTCCACATATTGCGTTAAGATAGTAAGATTATCAGCGTCCATTTCATTAATATTTGGAACGCTTAATTCTTTTATAAAATATGTTTCGTCAATTAAATACATTTACTTCTTTGTTTTTGGTTCGTAATACTTTGCCACTTTATCAATGCGTACTAATTGAGAAGCGAGTAGGGAGTCACACTCCCATACATCGCCTTTCTTTTTTCCAGCAAAGTCTTCTATAAACTCTACCTTTACCATACTACTATGTAGCTAATGTAGTTAAAGCTGCAGAAATAGAAGCTACTTTTGCAAAACCTGTTGCATCAGCCGTTCTAACTAATAAGTTAAGACGTTTTCTAGCTTTCAAAGTCATCATATCAGAAGACCAATCTGCACCATCATAACCCATACCTACAACAAAACCAGCTTCCTCATAGATTCTAGCATAACGAGAATCCCCAAGAATAGCAGTATTAGCAGTTACAGAGTTACATTCGATTACTCTAACGCCTGAAATGATTAACTCAGAAACACCGTTACCACCTTGAGCAAATGGAGGTGCTACGTATTGTTTATTAACGTCTTTCTTAAGCAACATTTTGTTAATGTCGACAATGTTCATTAAGATAAAGTCAGGAGCATATTTAGAACCACCACTAACAGTAATAGAACGTTTCATGTCTACAATTAAGTCATAGATTGAAGCATCTGTAATACCACTTGCAGCAGCTGTATAAGCAGTAGCGGAAGCTGTAAGACCTTTAATATTTGGAGCAGTTCCATTCCCTGAGATTAAATCAGTATCAATTTTCAAAGCTACGTCACCTAATAAGAAATTACGAACCTCTTGCATCAATAGGTTATCATCATAAGCGAACTCCTCAGATACTGGAACTGTAACACCTACTTTTTGTAAGTTCAAAGTGTAAGTAGCGAATTTAACTGTAGCTTCTGGAATAACTGCACCCTCAGCAACTGCAGCGGCTGCTCTTACTTTTGTAGCTTCATCCCAATCTACATAGCGAACCACTCCATTAGCGTTCATAGGTACGCTTAATTTAGGGAATAAATCGTAAACAGTTAAACGTCTTGTAGCTAATTGCCCGATGTCGTTTAAGTCTAAAGCGTAAGGGTTATTCGTTACAGAAGCTCTTAAAGTATCTGCTTTTACAGTCATTTCAAATACTTGACCATTACCTTTTTCTCTTGTAGCTCCGTTAATTTTCTCACGGTTCGCCTTGATAGTTTCTAACATAGATTCCACTTTGTTTTCGTTTTTACCAACTTCTTTTAATTGGTTTACTTGTTCTTGAAGTGCGTTAAAGTCTGCTTTCTCGATTGTTTCAGCTCCTTTTAACGCTTCAATTTCAGCCTTTAATGCAGTTACTTCTACATCTTGCGCTTTGTAAGACTCAACCTTTGCGGTTAATTCGTCTAATTGTTCTTTTGTAATCATAGTTTAAAATTTGTTTAATAGATTTTTAAATTCGTTTTCGTTCAGTTTTTGAGTAGTTTCGATAACTGGCTCAGGTTCGGTAGTGATTGGCTCGGCTTCCGATTTATCGCTTAAAGTTGGCGTAAGAGTATTAGAACCACTCCATAACACACAACTATATTCTTTTAATTTTGCTTCTCTAATAGCCCAAAAATAACCCATTTTATCAGCTTCTTCAGGATTACCCAATAAAGGATATATTTCACTCCATACTTTGTAAGCTTCAACTTCTTGAGGGTTGTTTATTGCTAAATCTAACTTAACATAAACCATTCCAACTGAATGCTGAGTAATTTCGTTATTCTTATAAGCGTCAAAGACTTGACAGTTATAATCTTCAATTAGTTCAGATTCCCCAACTACACAAATAGTCTTACCCTCTTTATCAATACCTAAATCAGACCATTTAAAGGCTACTTCTTTAACACTCTTAACATTACCTACTTTAGAAGCGAATGAGTGATTATGGTTATCAAAGTGAAATATTTTACTTTCTTTAATTGACTTAGTAAAACATCCTTTAACGTGTACATCACCGTGAGAATCTAACCAATAGTAAGTATTAGCAATTACTCTTTTAAATGTACTTTCTTCTCCGTCTAAAGCTAGTTTAATAGTTTCAGATACGTCTTTAATCGGTAAAGTACAAACAGAATCAGAGTGTTTAACTACTGCCTTTTTAATAGCAATAACCTCGTCTTTATTTTTTAGTATCTCGTTTATCTCCATCTTTTAGGACTATTTTATTAAGTTCTTTCTTTTTAGCTTCTTTTAGTTCGGACGCGCATACTTTGCCCTCTCCGCACTCTTTACAACAATCTTTCATAATTCATCTATTTTAATATTGTTAGCATCGGCTAATATTTTATTATCTAACTTCAATCTAATTACTTCTTGACGTTCTTTTTCAAATACTTGGTTAAATGCTAAATGTTCCCAAGTCATAAACAAGTCTGTAAAGTTAAACAATTCACTTAATGAATCGGTTAAATTTTGACCTTTTGGTTTAAGAACATATTCAACGTGTCTATTAATTGCCTTTTCTTGATTCTCGTAAGTACTACTTTTAATATTAGCTTCTAAAACATCTCTAGGGATTCCGTACATGGAACCAATCATAAAGAAGTCATTATAAAAGCATTCGTCTAGTTTAAGTCGTGCAATATCATCAACAAACCTTTTTATATCTATTGGTTTTTTAATAGCGTGAACATCTTTATTACTTCTAACTACGCCCTCAATACTTTGCTTTTCCTCGTTGGTCATATTAACCGATTCTAAACTTTCACTTTTAGAACTTGCAATAAATTTACGGCTAAACTCAAGATTTATACCTTTTGCATCTAAGGCATTTTCTGAATTGGTTACAATCTTGTACAAAGCATCTAAACGGCTAACCCCTTTAAAAGCGTTATCACTTACCGAGTTAGTAAGGTCATAAAAAGGCGTTATTTCAGATAGTGGAATTAACTTGGTTGTATTTCCATTATTATATCTAATTGTACCCTTTAAAACGTCTTTAAATGTAATATTAGATAGTATTAAAGCATTTATCTTATCTACTAACGTGCTATCAAATTCAATATTAGCAGGATTAAGCCATTGAATAGGTGAAGTTTCATTTAATCGGTTGTTAGGTGTCCAAAGATATGCAGTACCTAATTGATTAAAAAACATATAATCCCAAAGAAACTGAGTCCAGTTCTGCTTAAAGTTCGGCTTTTTTCTTTGAGTGTATAAGAAGTCTATAGTGGTTGAATTATTTATTTTACCTAAGCTAAATAAATCGCAATTCAAAGCGAATACTTTTAGTACTGCAGGGTTAGATAAAACAGTATCTATCTTTTGTTTATCGCTTTTAAATTTATTAGCTGAGTTACCAGAAAACATTTCAAAGAATATATTTCCGCTCGAATCACGCTCAATTACTTGAGGTGTATTATTGAATCCTATATTAAAATTAAATCCCATACGACAAAGATACTAAATATTTTTAATTATATTCATTTCAAATAATTTTTGTGTAATATACTCAGTTGCATTAATTAAGTGATCCGTTCCGTCCTCAGGTTGCTCCAAAGTTACTCCAAATCTATCTTTTTGGTATGAGTAGTTTTCCTGTTCAAATTCAAGGTTTTTTGAAGTAGAAGTATAGTAAACATTTAAAGACTGCATAGTACCGATTCTATCAATTAACTTTGTTTTACCACCTACAGAAATTGCATATTCCCAACCTGAACGCCTTAAAGCTACTATCTTAGTAGGTCTGTTAGAATCACAAACAATCATTTTATCTTTTGGAATATGCAATTTAGTAAACATCCAACTAACTAAACCCTCATCTTCGTGCGCATTTATCTGGTGGTTTTCAGTTGTGGTTAATGTACGTCTTATTTCATTTTCAGACTTATAATTAAGTTCGTGAACGTATAAATTACCATCGTGGTACTTAACCTCAACAATTGCAAAAGGGTCTACTAATCCCCAATCGCAACCGTAATAAACTTGTTTATCAATCTTTAAGTATTCAAAGTAATCGATAGGTTTCCAATTGTAAATACGACCGTCAACTAATCCAACTTCACCAAGTCCGTACACTCTCCACATATTAGCCCAATAATTATTAATTATTTGACCATTATCATTATATCCTAGTTCTTTGTACCTTATTATTTCGCTTTTTTCTTCTTCTCCTAAAAACTCATTATCTAAGTAGGTTAATTTCAAATAATCGCAATCACTTCTATTAATAACTTCGGTATGAAACCAAAACTTTTTATTTGGGTTAAAATCTATTATTACCTTTTTAGCCCTTGATGTTAATTCTCGGTATGTATCGAATTTTACTTTATTAGCTTCATTAACAAAAATAACGTCCGACCTTAGCCCCTTACCAATATCAACTTTATCCAATCCAATAAACTTAATAAAGCTACCGTTTTTAAATTTGTACAAAGTTCCGTCAGTCCAACATTCATTGTCAAACAATAAAAAAGACTTCATAATATTTACGAAGTCTTTAATAACTGTTATTCTCATTTTAGAAAGTTCGTCTGATGCTATAAATATCTCTTTATTTGGTTCTTTTGAAGCGTGGTTAATTATAATTTGTAAAATACTATACGTCTTTCCCGCTCCTTGACCTCCTTGTATTCCCCAGATACGTTTTTTTAGGTTAGATATTTTCCTTATCGCTGTCGTTTGCTGTATCATTTGATAAAGGGTCAATGTTTAATATTGGAATACTTTTAACTTCTTCTACTGCGTTATGCGTCATTGATAGTTTTCGTAGTTCCTCTGAATTAGATAGCAACTTCATTAATCCCATTTGCAGGGCTGGCGATTCTGACTGATACCATTTAGACCGCATTGATACTTTAAGGGTTACTCTGTTAGTTTCTAACAATTCTTTTAGCTCGTTCATTTCGTTTGAATCAACTGGGAATAAGTCGTAAAATGTAGATTTTTGACAAGGTAAAAAGGCGACTATATCCTCAATAAAAAACAGTTTATGTTTAACTATCATCTCCTTTGCCTGCTCGAATATTTTTTTTCTATCGTATGCCATTGTTATATTCCTTTAAATGCTTTTAGTGGATAAAATACTAAACTATTTCTATATCCATTTTCAAATGTAGGTATAATCGGAGTAACTCCGTGAACATTTTTCCAAGCTGGGTAAACTAATATTGAATTATCTTGTTGACCTATCGTTGCGTTATAATCAGGAATGTGTAAATCACCACCTTTTGAGTTAAATTTTTTACAAATAATTACGTTTACTGCCCCAACTATATTACCAGTATCTCTATGAAAAGGAGCTGAAATATTATAGTTTGAAATTGAACTTGTAAACAAATTACCAAACTTCCATTTGTCTTGAATATCTTTAAACAATTCTATTTGTTGTTCGTATTGTATTGGTAGTATCTCTTTTATTAGTTGTTCGCTTTCCTTTGCTAAAAGTAACATAGCTTTTATAAAAGTTTGTGATTTCTTTTCTTCGTGAACTCTCGAAATGCTTGGATAAGGTCTGCGCATATGTGGTTTTGGAGGAACACTACCTAATATAGCTGACATTTGTTTTACCACATTTTTATATTTCCAAATTCCTTTTTCTTCATCAAATCCATCAGTAGGTTTCCTATCTAATGAAGTTTTATTTACATTTTTAGAATTAAACTCTTTATCTGCTAAATCAGCTAATTTACACATCTTTTCAGGCATTTTAGTAAGGTAAAAACCTATTGGCTCTCCATCGGAATAAAACATACAGTCTTCTGTAACATTAGGTTCTATGTATTCACATATACCCCCTATTTTTCTATTGTGTTCTACTTTTATTAAATCAATTCGTTTCATTTTACCGTTTTTTTGTAATGAGTTGCTAATGCTTTAATATCTGTTTTCATATCTAACCTTTCACCTTTTCTTTTTAAAGTAACAAAAGGATGCCACTCCTTACACATTTTTTTTG